TATAAACTCTCTACTTCTTAGTTCTACCATTCTCTTATTAACTCTACTATAAGATTGATCGTGTATCATTGTTATTTCTTTCTACGTTCGTTGTTAGAATACTTTTGAGCATAATCCATACTCTTACCACACATATAAGTACCATCTGGCATTAGGTGTTCGAATCCATCAGGACAAGTATCATTAACTCTAACTTCCTCTAACTCTATATCTATCTCCTCCATGTGTTTCTCACAAGGCATATAGTATGTCTCACCTGATTCTAGCTTATGTTCATGAGAACCTTCACAACCTAATAGTTTAGAAACTCTCTCAGCCATCTCCTTAGTAGGGAATAAGATTAACTCATGGTCTAATTTGATATCTTCTTTTGCAACTTCACCAGGATAAGTACCTGATACACTTGGGTTTGCTTCCATTTCTGATAGTTCACCTAACTGTTTTAGTTTGTTTTTACTCCATCCTAATGCTGCTAAACCTCCCCATAGTAAATAACTAATGTTACCACAAGCTGTTGAATCGTTTTGTTTATCTCTGTATACTTCTTCAGCACGAGATAAGTAAGAATACATACGTTTGATAGTTTCTAATGAGATTGGTTTACCTTGTGCTAATTGTTGTGCTCTTGCCTTTCCGACAGGTGTTGCACATTTGTTACCACTCTTCTTATTTAAATCTATTCCTTTTTTTGCATTATTCTTAACTCCAATAGGATAATCTGTATAAGATTCCATATCTACTCTTTTACCTTTAGAATATCTTTTATCTTTTTTGATGATTGCTCTAATCTGATTTAAGTATTGTTCTGATTGTTCTTCTGATAAATCTTCTATGTTTACTTGTTTCTTAGAAGCTTCTACTAACGAATGTTCGAATAAACCTTCGATCGAAAAGCCTTTTACTTCACCGTTCTTTACATAGTCTTCCCACACGATATCTGAATCTACCTTAAAAGCGCCCATCCAAGTCCCTACTGGTAAATTTAAACCGTAAGAGTTTGATTTATCTAACTTGGTAGTCTTTATCCAACTCTCTACTAAAGATACACCAGCTACTCTCTCTTCATGTTCTATGGTAGTTTCACCTTGATATCCTTTCTTAAGATAGTTTTGTGCTAACTTCTCAATCGTTTCAGGCGAAAAGAACACCTCGTAAGGTTGACCTTCTCCATCAATACGGAGAATTTTTTTGTTTGGAATTAATACTGGTCCAACTACTAGTCTTTTTTCGTTATCTATTTTTTGGAACTGCATTTTCTCGTTTGCAAACCATACGAAGTTTTCTTCTATGGCAGGTTCTGATACTAATGATATGGCAAATACCTCATCTGTTAGTACATCTCCTATAAGTAATTCAAATAATCTCATGTCTATTTAACAATTAAGTTTGTTTATATACTGGCCAGTTCTGTTAGAAACTAGCTGCAGCGTTTGTTCTTCTATCTAATGCCTGAGTACTACTAACTTCGGTACTCACAACAAATGCTTGAACGGGTCTATCTGATGTTGAGGCAATGGTTTCTGCAATCTGTGAACCTGTATTAGCTAAACCTGCTCCTCCTGTTTCTATTTGTGGAGCTTGTATAGTAGGTATAGCGGCTCCACCACCACCTCCTCCGCCTGTTGATGCGGCAGGTAATGAAGCTCCTGGTGGTTTAGGTATTTTGGTACTGATAATCTTCTTAACTTGCATTAAACCTCCAGCAATCGTTACACCGGCTGCAATAGCTCCGAAGGGAGGTGGGTACGTTGCAAGAGCTTTAGTTGCTCCTATGTATGTATTGATTGTTGCAGATGCGATAGCCGCAGCTTTACCAGCAACTGAATTTGCTCCAACTGCTTCTGAAATCATATCAAGAGCACCTGATATAACTCCTAACTTGGCCGCTTGTTGAGATTTCTCAATATCAATTCTAGCCTTAGAAGTTTGTTTATCGTATGTGATTAACTGTTTGTTAGTAGCATCTTGTGCAACTAACTCTGCTCTTTGTATTTCTCTTGATTGGTCAAAGGCTAATAACTCATCTTCGAATGTAGTAACTCCAAGAGCTTTCTTCAATTCAAAATCAGCCATTATAAAGTCTAAGTTATTCTGTCTCTTTTCTGCTTCTAATGTCTTACGTGCTTCCTCATCTGCAACAGTAGTATCTTTTACTTCTACCTTATAACTCTCATCTATCTCTTTTAAATCTAAACGATACTCAGCCTCTAAGGCTTTAAAGTTAGTATATCCTGCTGATTTAAGAACAGCCATCTCTTCATTGAAACGAACTTCTCTTTCTTTAATCTCTCTTTGTTGGTCTTCTAATAAAGATAGTTCAGCTTCATTTTGTATTGTAGCTGCATTTTTAAGAATCTCTGCTTTCTCATCTGCTTCTTTCTTAGCATTCTCTATTCTCTTCTTACTATTCTCTTCTTGAGTTTTAGTTGCTTCTTCTTGTCTTGTCTCTTCTTCTTCAAAAGCAGTTTGTAGAACCTCTGATGAGTTCCTACTTGCTTCTTCTATCTTACTACTTGATATACCTAAGAACTTAGCAAACTTACTAAATCCTGTTGCAACCAATGCTAATAAATCAGCTAGTTTTTCAAAGATAGGTAATGCAACTGCTTCTATAATTGCCATTACAGGTCCTAATACTTTACCAAACGATTCTGATATTCTATTTAAGGTTTCTTGTCCTTCTGCTGTTTTAGTTAATGATTCTTTAAATAAAAGAAACAAACCAGCAAGTAAAGTAACAACTGCAATGATAGGGTTAGCAGCAAGTACTTTCATACCTCCATCTAAACCTTTAAGAGAACCACCAACCAAACCCACAATACCTGGCTGTTCAGCAAGAGCATCTGTAAATCTTTTAGATTGTATAGTTGTATCTTCGAACTGGTCTTCTAATCCGTTAAGTTCTTTTCTTAATCTTTTAAATTCTGTTTTGTTACCACTAAGTTTAGCCTTCTGTAAAGCTTTACGAGTATTAGAGATGGCTGTTTCCATATCTATAAACCCTTCAATAGTTCCTTCTAACTCTTTATTAAGTTTGTCAAAGGAATCCATTCCAGAAGTTTCCACGTCAATGGTAGCTGTATATGTAGTTTCGTTTTGTGCCATTACATTCTTTTAATTAAGTTCTTGACTTGTTTCCATGTACGAGGTATTTGGTATTTTCCCTTACATATATCAATGCTTTTACTCACATTGTGAAACTCATCATGTTTTAATAATTCTATTATACTCTGTATCATACCATTATAACAATTAAAATTAAGTAAATTGGTTATCTAATGCTCCTTCAAGAATAGGTCCTAATAATTCTAACCTACATTCACCATTCTTTAAATTGTATTTGTTTACTGCACGAAGGTGATAATGATTACCTCTCCATTCAATAATATCATTTAGTTCAAGTTTTACATACTCTGCAAATGGTAACACTGCTGAACACTCAATCAATCTTGTCTTAGGTTCATATAACAAACCTATGTACTTAGACCAATACTCTGTAAACAAAGAACCTGTTGGAGTTGAACCATATACAGGCGGTTCGTTAAAGAATAGAGCCGAATCAGAACCTGCATCAGGAAACTCACTCTGAGTACTTCCTGTTGAATAATGGTCTACATAAGGATATGTAGTTTCTGATGTAGTAGATGAACTATCACCAACTTGAAAATTTATACCACTTACATTGTAAGGTGTTGTTTCAACCAATCCATTATAAAAGAAGATACGAGGTCTTACTCTTGCAGGTTGAAACTCTGCATTAGATATAAAGGTTGGTAAGAACATTTTTTGTTTAGCCATAATTATTTATATTTTAACTTGTTGGTCCTCCACCACCTGTATCACAGAAGTCTACAAGAATTACAATTCCACTACCAACATTTAATTTTAATACATCATTAAAAGAAGATGCATTATCTACTGCTAAAAATGCTATACCTGTTACAGGATTACTCATAATTGCATTATAGAATATTCTATCACCACTTACTGGATATGTTCCTGTTCCATCATGATAATATTGGAAGTTTGGATTACCTTGACAAGCCTGTGATAGTGTAGTACCAGGATATCCATTGAATGGAGTACCTTGTACACCTGCTCCTGTACCAACTGCTCCACTACCACCAATGTATCTTAATGGTGATGATGCGAATGTTGTTTCTACTTTAAACGAACCTTGTGAAAAGAAATTCGTTGTATCTGTAAAATAAGATTTAGAGAATTCTCTGTTATTTGTTCTATTAAAATTTTGTGATAGAAAATCTAAATCTAATGTATCACCAAATTCTAAATTCTTAACACCTAAATTATTCGCTGGTGTTACTGTTATCTTTTTATTTAAATCTATAAATCTATCAAACGATACTGTTCTACCTTCTTTATACCAATCATTAAATTGTTTAATAATAAAATGCCTTGGTTTGGTTTTACTTGGATAGATTTGTAAGTTGTATTTCTTTTGTATACCTTGTATTAAAGATAAGGAAGTAATACCCTTAGTTGCAAACGGCATATTAAGAGGTACATTCATTATTCTAAAATCAGCAAGGTAGTTTAACTTCTGAACTTTTAAAGTTGATTCAGCGTTACCACCTGGTCCTATAATCACAAAGGCTCCTGTTACTCCTGTTTGATATTGAAAGAATATTTCAAAATCATAGGTTGAATTTCTGTCCAAGTTAACAGAGAACTTCTGTTCTAATTCAAATCCTTCTTCACCTGTTCCTGCCTTACCTTGTAATCTTCTACGTATCTGTTCATTCATAAAAGTTAAAGGTACTGGATTAGGATCAGTTCCACTTAGTTTTCTTGCCTTTATAAATAGTTCGGGTATACTAACTACTGTATCTGAACCTGTAACTAAGAAGTTTAATGCAAGTTCTATTTCAACAGGTGTAGAGAAATTACCAGTGATACCTAAATTGTCTGTCATCTTGTAATTAGAACCATTCATTTTTAATGATGGGTCAGATACTACATTTTCAAAATCTAATGATTGAGATACACCAGCACTTGCTAAAGTATTAGGAACTGATGAACCACTAATAGGTTGTATTACAACTAACCCTTCAGTATTCATATCTAAACCACCATATTGTGCAAACTTGTTACCGTTATCACATAACATATATTGTGTATCCCATAAATCTCGTTCAAAGAATTCAGATTCAAATGTATACTGAGATTGTGAAAAGATTGCTTCAACAACTCTCTTTGTTTTTAGCATTGGTTTAAAATCAATTACATTTACAGAACCACCAGTCTCATCTTGATTATTTAAAGAAAAGTTGTTTGCAGAAGTTGCTGATTGGTATACCCATCCTTGACCGTAATCTCCAATTGGATATACTATATCTCCTACTTCAAATGAACCACTATTGGTTACTTGATCAGGATTAGTAGGGTTATTACCTAACCATGTTTCTTTAATAATATCAATTGATGCAGTATGATTGTATTTGCTTAATACATCTAAATCAGTTAGAAAGGTTGATTGTAAATCTTTAGCGAATGATGATAGTAAACCAAATACTGATACTGTATAAGAATCAATAAACTTGTTTTCTTTTACTACTACATTCTCTAATTGCATATATCCTTGTGCAACATAGAAACCATCAAAATCAAATTGAGCTATTACCTTTTCATTTGTTTTAAATAAGTAAGGTTCATCAACAGATATATCGTATACGTGTTTAAAGAAATCATTGTTTCTTTTTGTACCTGGTAGAGTTATCTGACGAGTAAAATCCGAAGGTAACTTACCTATATCAAATAAACCTGTAACGTTATTAGATAAGAAGATTTCTTCATCATCATATTGGTCTAAGGCTATTCCTTGTGCTATTAATTTAAATACCGAATTTCTTCCGCTTACTACTGACATATTGTCATGGTTTTATTAAATGATTAATTTGAATCCTTGTCCTCTGATGAAATCAAATTGGTATTGAATTAGTTTATCTACCTTAGTTGTTTTAATATTAAAGTTAGATGATTGAACTGCTAGTGGCATTAGTGATTCACCTGGGTCTTTAGCTGCAGGTGGAGTTTTATAGGATTGTACCCAATACACTTCATCACTAACCATCAGTTCTTTAAATATATCATTATAAGATTCTGGTAAATAATTAGAGTTAACAGATAAGTTCTGTTTAGAATCTACTATATAGTTCTGTACAGAGTTTTCAAACTTCTCATATGATAAGCCTCTTTCATTCCAAGAACCAATTTGTGGTTGGTATCTTTGTCTTTGAGTGCTCATAGATTCTTTTGAAACTAAGTTAAAGTTATAATAATCAAATTGTCCAAATCTATTCTTCCATTTAATTCTTATGTTATCATACTTGGTATCACATACATAATCAAAATGTAATCTCTCATTGATTCTATTACTACCATTGTAGTTGTTTGAACCACTTATTGCAAATATTTCAAAGTTAAGTAAATCAGTACCTAAAGGCCAATCTGGCTCTGATGGTGATATAGGAAACGTGTGTACTTGTTCTCTTGAGTTATTAGAACCTGTTGGAAATTCATAGTTGTTATCTTCACCTGCTAATGATGTTGAATAAATAAGAGCAGATACTTGTGGTGCTCCACCATCTCTAGCTCCACTCCATATACTCATTCTACCACCTGTTCCTTCTTGATAAGATTGTGAAGTTGGACCTTGTGTCATTATAGGCCAGAAAGGTGTTTTTTGTTCTATCTCTTGTGTAATAGGTTCTTGAAATAAAGAATACCCATCTATTGCAGAATATACATCAGATACAACATGTGAACCTGTAACAAATGTAGAACCACTTAAGAATTGTGTGTATGCATCAATAGCAACGTATCTAACGGATGAACTCACTGCTTGTACAATATCACTCAACTCTGAGTTTATGATTCGTGAGACATCAAATATACCTGTTCTTGAAGCATTAGGATACTTTGATAATGTATAATCAGCAACCGATGCAGAGTCTGTTAAAGAACCAGTCCAATATCTTAATTCAGCTAAGTACTGAAAAGAACTTGAAGTAAATGCATTAGAATTAGATTCTGATACCGCAAATATAATCGGTGATTGTGCTAGGTTGACTTCGTTCGGCGTTTGTATAATCGTAATAGCCATAATAAACTTTTTATATTATAACAAACAGTATTTGATATATATGGAATGGTACTTAAGAAACTGTAAATCCACCTTTAACCATCTTCTTTGTAAACTCATCTGTTAAGGCTTCCATTGATGTTTCAACTTCTCCTTTCATGAATAAATCTACTGCTCTTTTAAGTTCTTTAGAATTAGCTGCAGCTTCACCGAACGGTCTTGCTTTCATTTTGTATGTACCCTTTTCTACAAACTTACCATACTTTGCACCAGGAGGGCCAACCTGTAATACTAAGTCATAAGTTTTATCACCTTTCTTCTGCCCTTTTTTGGTACGTATCATCCTATCCAAAGTGTTGTACTGAGATACGTTACGGTAGAGGTTACCCGTCTTGAATGCCTTTAAAGGGCCTGATTGTAAGTTCTGTGTTGCTAGACTTCTATATAATCCAGCTATATCTTTTAGTGTTTTCATATTAGTTACAGAGTGCTACTGATGATGTACAAGTTCCTATTATTCCATTGATTACACTACCTATTCCTGTTATCGTAAATAAACTTCCACTAACAATACATGTTGTAAACACTTCGTTTGCAGAAAGAGATTGAGAAGCAAAGAATTGGTCTGTATCATATGATGATTGTGAGATTCCACATGGATAGTATTTTGCAACTACTCCACTCGTGTTACCTGCAGTAAGTTTTAAAACTCTACAATCACAAGGTACTTCTGTACTACCTGTTGGTAAAGGAATGAAATCATTACAAGAACTTCCTGGTGCTATACCAACAGTTCCACTTCCTGATGGGTAAGGATACGTACCTGTTATTGGAAAACTACAAAGAGATACTGTACTTCCTGCTATAACAACCGATGATGTTATATCATTTCCTCCACATGGTACATATGTAATGTTCCCACCTGTTGCACCACCTGTTAGTGTGTATGTTGTACACTCAGTAGTTTCTGTTTGACAAATAGGTACAACTATTACTATCTCTCCTTTTTTTCCTAATTCTTTTCCTGTTGGAGCAGTATATAAATCACTTGAACCCCAACCACCAGCTCCTGGTACTCTATTAGCTGCAGAACCTGAATCATAAGGAGCGGCTTCCCATACACCACTTCTCATACTTGCTCCACCATATCCATATAATGTAGCTAATCCATTAACATTATAAAATTCTCCTTCACCACCTGGTGTTTGGTATCCTGCTGCAGATGTACAATCTGTATTAGCTGATGGTGCTTTTATTCCACCACCACCTGTTGCAGTAGTTTCACTTGTTGCAGTACAGTTCGTACCATCTGATATACCACCGTTATGACCTTGAGGATTTCTACCACTACCACGTGTACCAGTAACTTGTCCACTTCCTGCAGGTTGAGTCCATCTTAAAGCTCGTACACCTCCACCACCTGAACCTCCACTTGTAGCATCTACCTTTCCTGTCCCACTTCCGAATCCATTAGCTAAATCAGTAAACCATGCTCCACTACCACCACCTTCTGCAGTTAATCTTGAACCTGATGTAAAGTAAGAAAGATAAGAAGAAGGAATTAATGTTGGGTCTATATCAATCCATGACTCTTCGCCAGAACCAGTAACAGGTGCTCCATCTCCAACATAAATTGGATAAGTACCTGTACCTAATGTTGCTTGTGTAAATACTGCACCACCTGCTCCACCACCACCGGCAGATAAACCACCAATTGAATTATCAAGAGAAAATCCTCCACCACCTCCACCAGCTACCATAAAGATTCTAGCGTTTACTGTTGAACCTGCAAGTACCTCAAAAGAAGCAGAACCTACGTTTGAATATTTATAATAATTCCAAATTTCAGAACCTGATGCAAATGAACCTGAATCGGTTGTTCCTCTTGCGGTTACACAAGAGTTTGCTGCTCCATATAAGAGTGATGGTATATACATGTTATATTAAATCGTTTGTTAACGCTCCGTTTAGTTTAGTAGAATCAAAGGATACAAAAGTTGCTATATCTTTAGCTTCTGCTACTGCTGTTATAATTGGTTGTGAGAATCTTGGAAAACTGAATGATGAATTATTAAAGGTAACTGTACCTACTCCACCTACGGGTTGTTTTATCTCTAACGTAGTTGTTAAACCAGGAACTATGTTCGTAGCTTGTATATCTGTATTAGCACTTGCTGCTAAAGTAAGTTTAAAGAAATTACCTAAAGAACAATTCACAGTTGCAACTAAAGATACTATTGGAACTGTAATAACTTCTCCTGCTACTGAACCACTAAATATTTGATTTTCTGTAAAGGTATTGTTCTCAGCTAATTTTGCATAAGAACCAGTATCATTACTTAAACCATCTATCTCTGTTTGCATAGATGCAGTTTCAGCTTCTAAGTTACTTAAGGCATTGTTTTGTACATTCTGTTCTACTTCTATTGAAGCAGTAATTATCTCTATTGTTGTTAACCTAGCATCTTGTGCATTTTGTTCAACTGTAATAGATGATGTATATGTATTGAACTCTGGTCTCTCTATGAAATCTGTTGAGAATGAACCAGTGAATGCCTCTAAGTTATTTAATCTTCCATCTTGTACAAGTTGTCCTACTTCTACCGATGATGATAAGTTAGTAATTGTTGTATCAAACGATGCAGATATATCTGTAATACTTTGTGTTACGGATGCTGTAAATGCATTATAAGCTATATTGATAACCTCTTGTGAAGAAGTAAATGAGTTTAAGTTATTAATACGTGTATTTGTATCAACAGCGTTACCTGCTAAGAACTCTACGTTAGGTATGTTAACTGTACCATTAAGGGTTTGTACATCTCCTGCCTCATCACCTAATATGTTAGAACCACTTGAGAATATTACTGAAGCAGATTCTTCTGTTACATGTAGTACTCTTGTGTTAACTGTATCAAAGTTTCCTATTGTAGCTTTAATGTTACCACTTGCAGTTATATCACCTAATACATCAAGTGAACCTGTATGTGTTATTGAACCACTAAAATCTACATTACCATCAAACTCAGCGTTACCACTAACTATTAAGTTACCTGTTACCTCAACGTTTCTATCTAAGGTAATAGTATTACTACCTGAGTTGATTATAATACCGAGGTTCTCTCCAAGACCATCTTGAAGTTGTGTATCACCACTTGCAGAAGATAATCCCTCTAAAGAGTTCTCAAGGTTAACTACACCGAAGAACGATTGGCTTATATATAAATTGCTTAAATTACTCATATTGTTTTATTATTTCTTTTAACTGAACTGCCATTTCCTTACGGCATCATCCCAACCTTCTGGTGTTGTAGACCATATTTTTGGGTTTATATATTTTTCACATAACTCACAAGTGATGAAATCATCAAAAGGAATTGCTAAGACTGGTAAGTTATAGAAATCCCAATTGTCTCTATCATCTATTTTATCTAATATTTTAAAACACCTTAAATTATCATAAGATTCCATATAAGAATCAAATTTCCAATTAGGTACGTATTGAGTTGCAAATACCTGTCCTACTGATCCACTCGTGTTAAGTACTGCATTGTACTTCTCATTTGTTTCACAATCCTCTACTTCGAAGTAGCTCCCGCTAGGAGTAGTTAAAAAAAAAAGGCAACGGTTCTTATCGTTGTGACAAGTTAGGTCGAACTCAGCCGACCAGCCTGCCAGCCCGTTGTTGAACCGGTCAACAAATGGAGTACAACTTATATCTCCGTTTATTTCAAAACCGTAGGTACTCCTCTGTGTATATGATGTTAAATCATTTACTATTGAAAGAGTATTGGCGTGTATATCTACTACATCATCTGTTCCGTTGAATGGTACAACTTGTTCATTGGTTCTACCTTCACTTCTATTTTCTAATACTTTAACTTTATCTGCTACAATTAACTGAACTTTATAATCAGTTGTCTTTTTACCAAAGGTTGTAGCTTGTATCAACACATTACCTATGGGGTATTGTGGAAACTCAGTAGCATCAAAATTGTATATATCACCTTGAGTTACTTTAGTAATAGACGGATGATTCTTCATTATCGTCTTAAAGTAATTCAGCGTATTATAGTACAAAGAATAGTTAGTAGAACTATCCTTTACAATTTGACTCTGAGCTGGAGATTGACTTGATGTACTCATATGTTTATAAATTTATACCTCCGAAGTATTGATTACTTTGGTCTGGATAGATTTGTGTTGAATTACCAACAGATTCTAAGAACTGTGGAATTTGTGATGAATATGCAATTAAGTAATCTTGTAATCTTGTTGAGTAATACTCAGCATTACTTAATGCTTTATTTAATAAATAATCTACTTCTGTTTTAGAAGGTGATATTCCTGTCTCACTTTGTTGTTTAACTGCTCCATTTGATTTGAATTGTACTGCCGAAAATGGAATGTACTCAACACATCCGTACCAAATTAATGTAGGTTTTACATAATCAGTAACTAACGTTTCGTATATACCTGTAAAGGCAGTTTCAGCTTCTATATCATCTTGTAGTTTGTTGTACAACACAGTACCTAATATGTTAAGTATGTATTTTTCTTGTGCCGTTCTAATGAAAGGCAACAGAGCATCTGCATCAATTGCTCCACCTAATGGTGTGTTCTTGATGATATCATTTCTTGTTATTAGTAATCCGAATTTGCTCATTATATATAATTTTTATCAAAGAATGGTTCTGAGAATCGTATTGGTTCACGATCCGCTTTCTTCATACTTATTGTTTCTTGTACTTTAGCTATAGCTTCATCTACACCTTCGAAATCTTCTTCAGTTGTTTCTTCTGATTGCATTGTATCATCTACATCTTTCTGTGCCTCATCAATGGTTTGGTCTGTATCATCAGCCGTGTCAGTAAGGATTACAAGAGGTGTAAGTTGTTCAAAGTATAAATCTCTAACTCCTATACCACCTATCTTAAATGCCTCTGATATAGAGTTTAATAAAAGGTTTTGGAATGGGAAGATAGTCATTGTTTGCATAATTGAATATGCTGTTTTCATTTCTTCTGCTGCTGAAGAGAATCCATTACTTGTAGTTCTAATACCAAACAGTAAAGGTGATACTATTCTATGAGCTACAAGGATTCTATCTTGTGCGTATTCAGCAACATAAGTATATTTGTCATGAAGGTTATCAATAGGTATTGTATCTATTGTTGGTTTGTTAATAGCATCATCATTAAACGATACCATGAAACGACCAGCATTTTTTGTACCTGTAAATTTAGATTCTATTAAAGCTTCTATCGTATCTCTCTCTTCAGGTGCAGGAACTCCATTATTGAAATTCACCATAGCCACAGGAAGGAAGCCATTTTCGATATTATTTAAATGTAGATTAGATAGTTCCGCTTCTGAGAATGAGTATTGTAATGCAGATATCCAATCAGGTAAAGAATAGTAAAATCTATTTGGTTCATACTCTTTTACATAAAGTATCTCCATCTCTTCATCACTACAATTAAAAGAAGGTATGTATTTCTTTTGTTTTTGTTTTCTTTGATCGTTCCAATCTTGACAATAGAAGTATCCTTCTACCTTATGCATATCATGTAGTTTCTTAGCTCTTAAAGTTTGAACAGGTATATGATACATCTTCTTTATCTCTGTATGTTCTTCATTCCACATAACTTGGAATGCTCCTTGACCATATAGTTTTAAATCAAAAGAAACTCTTCTTAAATCCTCTGAAGGTATTAATGAAGATAACTGTTGTTTGAATTCTTCGTCCTTTGTACATAACCCTTTACCAAAGATTAAATCTGCTATACCTTCGATACAAGCAGCGTTGGTTGTTGAAGTGTTGTAAGCTTCTGTTAACAAGTCAAAGTAATCGTCTTGTCCATGTATTCCCACAGGTATCCATGAGTACCTTGTTCTTAAGTCTTCTGTAACGATTGGAACTTCTTCCCTCGTTAAATTAACAACACTAAAATTTTCGTTCTTTTTCATATAATTAATTATTCAATACTATATATTCATTGTCTGTTACGTTTGATACAAACTTATCGTTCTGAGTTGTATAAACTACCTTGTCTATACTTTGAGATGCATATACTTGCATACTACCTCTAAAGATAGAACCACTCACAGAACCACTTACATCAATTAAGAATTCTTGGCCTGTTCTTACAACATTTTCTAATGATTGTGAAAACGTAAAGATATTTTCATAAGGATTCCATGTATAAGAACCTGTTGGAAGAGGATACTCAGTAACTGTATGAGTCAACATATCATCAAGTACAAGAGTTAAATCCTCACTTGATGTAAAAGCAGGTCCTATACTCTGAGTATTCTCAGTACGTATAACGAACTCATTACTTTGGCTTATGTAATATGATAACATATATAGATGTTTTGTTTTGTATAGATATATAACAACTCTACTTTATCTTGTCATTATCTCGGAATAGAGCATAAAAAAGGCCACACTTATAGTGTAGCCTTTAGTATTTTAATAAAAGTATTCTTTGTATATACTTACGAAGCAACAATCGTAGGTTGGTCTACAACAGGTAATCCAGCGAATGGACTAGTTGTTGTTGAACCACTAATAAATGCAGCTGGAAGTCTTTCTTCCCCCATCATTGTAATAGCATACCCATATAAATCACCTAATGCAGCTCCAGTCGATATAGAACCTGCCGTTAAATCACATCCGTGATCTTCACCTGCAAGTAATGCATCTCCTTGATTCGTCCATATAACCATCTGAGGTCTACCGTATGCTAACACTTTTAACTGTGTTGTCATTTCGTTAGTAAGTTTCTTTAGGTTTAATGTAGATTCTTGTCCAAAGAACGTTGTGCCGTTCTCTCTAGAAGAATTAACTGTTTCGTTATACGCAGAAGTACCTTTAAGTTCGTAATAATATACGGTTGAACCTGATAAAGATGTAATCTCACCAGCTCCATTTTTAGCGAAAGAGCCTGATTCGTAATTGATAAAGTAAACTCCTTGAAGTCCCCCTACCGATTCCTTACATACTTCTTCTCTACCGTTCGTTAATAAACAACTCATAGTATTTTTCTGTTTTAATGTTAATAAAAGATATAGGGGAAGGGTTACTCCCCCTTATCTATTTGATTTATTTTAAGGGGTTTCCTTAAAATGCTCCGTAATAAACGATATCCGCGCCCACTCCAAATTGCGTTGCTGCCGTATAGCGCATTATAATTCGGTAATTTTGTGAGCCATCCAGATTTGCCATGTCCAGGACGCGCACTTCATTATAGTCGCTTAACAAACCGGTCCCGAAGAACAAGTTAGATTTCTGTGCTGCTACAATAGTGTTAGCACTCATTCCTGGTGCAAGTACTAATTCAATACCTTGGAAGTTAGATGGTTTCTCACCTACGTTCAATTGGTTGTTGAATGAACCTACATTAACTTGACCTGATAAAGCTGATTGATAAGCCTTGATTACGTTAGTTCCACCATAGATTACTAAATCTTCCTTACCGAATACGGCTGGGTCGATAGTATCATATACTGCTGTTAGTTTAGCAACGATGTTACCTGAAGTAATTGAACCTGATACAATAGCACCAGAACCATCTGTTCTTGCTGCTTGTACTGCAGTTGTTAATCCAGTTGCTGCAGATGCAGAAAATGCTGTTTCAAATCCTCCGAACTGTCCGTTCAATGAATTATCTCCAGTCCATATAGAAGTTTCAGTTGCTTCAGCAACTTTACCACCTACATAAGATACTAAGTAATCGTTAAAGTTTCTTGGAATTTCATCAAAGGCACTGTATCCTAAAGATAAAGCTTCCCAGGAATCTAAGAATTCTTGTTTGCACAAGCTAATATTTACTTGTAGTTCTTTTGGGGTTAACACTCTCTCAGAGATTGCAACTGAACCAGAAGTTACGAAATCGCAACTTGCATCTTGTACGATACCATCTACATCAAGTTTCTGAATTACTTCTTTATACTTTACGTTTGGTTTGATCGTGATTAACTGATTATCAAGTGTTCTTGCACTTAATAAAGCAGCAGCGATGTAATCCGAAGCCGCTTCACCTGCATACGTAGATGTTACAGAAGGGTTACCCGCACTAAATTTTTGTGTTTTTCTCATTTTTGTTTTAATTAATTTGTTTGTTTGAAATTAGTTACTATACATTTTATCTAACACACTTGAGTGGTAGTTAGGAATAGTTCCCTTTTTGTTTTTGTTTTTGTTAAACAATGATTGTTTAGAATGTTCAACAGGTGCTCCACTAAGTTTCTTAGATGACATAATGTCATCTTCTTCCTTAATTTCTTCTTCTGCTTTAACTTCTTCTTCCATACCATCTTTAGCTGCTTCTAGTTTCTTTTCAAGTTCTTCGATTCTGTAAGAAAGTTCTTCAACTTTTTTACTTACCTCTGCTAAGTCTACATCAACGATAATCTCGTCTTCCATATCCTCTTCAACTTTCACGTCAACTTCTTCAGCTAATCCGATAACTTTATCTCCGGATTGTGGAAGTGGTTCTACCGTTTCGGTAGTTTCTTCTAGTTCAACATTTTCTCTTTCTACAATCAGTCCATCTTTTGTAATGATTTTGAACGTTTCTTTATCACCTGACTCATCACGCAATTCTAATTCATGTTCACCATCTGGAGCTGGGGATTTAGTACCATCTTCTGATACTACATCGACCTTTTCTCCTACATCAAATGATTCTGATTCCAAAATAGTTCCATCTGCTAAACGAGCGAATGAAAGACTTACTTCACCTCTATCGTAAGATAGTAATGTCATAATCTTTCCAAGTACTGTGTTTGAATTCATAATAATTAATATTTGGTTTTTATTAAAGTATAACAAACGTTATACCGATTATAGTTATTTTTACATAACCATGCATGACAGAATGTCATGACTTTGTTTTCTTATTTAGTTATGCTACGTGGCACGGACAATGTACTGATGGATGTACTGTCTCTTGTGCACAAGTACCATCATTATTTTTAGGATATCCACATGGACAGTGGTATTCAGAATATTCTATTTGACTCATATTGATTTTTGTTTAAAGGGTTTATCCGTATATACCTTGGAAATAGCCTTCTATCTTAGTAATGTCAGCTTGTGCACTTGCAAAATCTGTTGGGTTTGTCCATAGAACAATACCTGCTACATCTACCTTACCATGTAATTGGCCATTTAAATTTATATTGTAATTACCAATAGTATATCCTTGTCTTGTTGTTGAATAAGTTGAGTATGCTGGTCCTGTTGCACTAACGGTTGTTCCTTTATTTAAATAGATTCTACCATTAGGATTTGAAGTACCAGTAGCTACTGTGTATATTCCTTTACCAAAAGTTATATCACTAGAATTGGTTGTACCACCTGGAGGGTAACCCCATAATTGTGCAGCATCTGTATTACTTGGTGCTCTATATAATCCTTCATTAAAATCAAATGGTGATTGTAATCCTGATAAACCATGTATAGCTCCCCATCCTGGTCCATCTCCATGAGGTGCTCCATATAAAGCCATCCATAAGTTACCTGTATTAACACCACCTAAGTGTGAGAATATCTTTCCTAAACCGGAACTACTACCATCAAACGTAAATGTATCTACTCCATTAAAGTTTGCATTAGAACCTGATACTATTGGTCCTGCTGATACATCTTCAAGTACATTAGAATTAACTTGTCCACTCCAATCAGTTACTTTACCAGCTGTTACGGTTACACCTGCGTTGGATTGCCAATAATCTACAAGTGTTCCTGATAATGCAGGAAATCCTGCTCCACTTGCATCAGGTGCTTCTAAAAAACTAAAAGGTTGAATGAATCCCATATTATACGAATTTTCTTGTTGAAACTACTAATATCTCACTATTGGTAAACGTCATTAAAGTTACTACATCTATTGCTCCTAATGTTGTTGAAGCTACATATGCTGAACCATCTGGTTGTTTGAAATCATTACTGAAGGTTACTGTACCTAATGTTGAAGCATTCTGTATAACTTTAACTACTATCGTCATTCCAGCTTCAACGTTAGATGCTATGAAGTTGTTTGTTTGACCAGCGGCTAAAGTTACTGTTTGTACTCCACTCTTTGAAAAATCAACTAACATCTGGTATGATGCATCAGGTGATAATGAAGTTACTGCAGTTACAACTGATTTATCTATGATTACTTTTTCATAGAAGTGTGAAGGTTTTAAGAAAGCTATTCTGTTATCAGTATAAGCTCCCATCTTTTGGAATCCTATAACTGAATCATATGGATAACCACTTGTTGCGTTATTTACAATAGAAGGTCCATCCCAACCAGTACCTAAACCAGTCGAACCATTTAAACCAAATCCAAACTCTTGTTCACTAACTGAATCATATACAGTATGGTATCCATCAAAGTTACCACTCATGAAAGCTATTTTAGTTCCATTTCGTGTACTACTGATGTTCGTTGTAGCCATTACGGTTTTTCTACCTCCACCACTAGCAGTTCCTTGTACTGTTATTGTACTTCCATTACCTCCATCTGCAAGAACTATATCTCCATTGATTGTTGGTATGTTGTTAGTACCTAATAAGTTTTGTGTGATACCTTCTGCGAAAGAGTTACTACCACTAAAGATATTGTTACCAGTTAGAAGGTTGTTACCACTTATAGTATTAGCACCACTCTTTGTTACTACTTGGTTGTAGTTTGTTGTTGCTGTAACATCTACTTGTGATGAACCACTTACTGTTCCTGCAGGAAGTACTACTTGAGCCGAACCACTTATAATACCTGCTGGTATATTTGATATAGCTGGATAGTTAACTTGAGAAGAACCAGATACTGTACCACTTGGTAACTCAGTAACAACAGAACCACTAACAAGACCCGCAGGTATGTTAGATAGTCCCGGAAATGATACTTGTGAAGAACCACTAATCATACCACTAAACTGAGTAGCTGTTAGTATTCCACTTACTGCTGTATTTGAACCAAGAGTTATCTGTGTTCCTGTATCTGTAATATTAGAATCATTCAAGTGATGTCCACCTGTACCCTTTAGTACTTTATTACTTGCGTTATATGTAGGTGAACCAATTGAAGTATATTCAGGTCCGAATAAGGATACTCCAAATTCAGCCGTTCCTCCTACTTCTTTTTCAAAGAACCAATCATTAGTACTACCATCAAATTGAAATGATGCAGTTGTTGGTGATGCTGAACCACTATCTTGTACTTTAATACCGGCAAACCTTTGTAAAGGTGTATCGTTATTTAAGATGATGAATGCATCTCCTACTATCTTAGCAGAACCTGTAACTGATTGTATATATGCAAATGAACCTGTTCCGTTAACTTGTATATCGTTAAACGTTTGGTCACCACTAAAGTTGTTGTTTACATTTGTTCTAGCAACAGAACCTGTTACCATTGTATTGTTTATGGTTGTTACTCCACTTACTGTATTTGCTCCTATATCTGTACCACCTACTATTTCTTTAATAACTGAACCACTAACTAAACCACTTGGTATATTAGTAATCTGAGGATAATCTACTTGAGATGAACCTGATACTACACCACTTGGTAAGTTAGATGCTATAGAACCACTTAAGATTCCAGCTGGTATGTTATCTATTTCTGGATAAGATATTTGTGAAGAACCTGAAACTAAGAATGGTGGTTTATTAGTTACACCACTAAAAGGTACTGAATCAGCTACTGCTGATACAGATGATGATACTGAATTATTTACATTATTAATAGTTGTTGTAAATGTAGCTCCATTACCTCTTTCGTAAGTTGTTGTTGCATTATCATTATTAGAAGCATCTTTTAATAAAGAACCAGTATCAATGGCTGCACTATCTGCTATGTTAACATTAAATGTAGTACCATCACCTTTAGTAAAGGTCATGTTCCTTGTTCCTTCAGAGAATGATGCAGTTGTTAATAGAGAACCTGAGGCTCCTGCTTCTGCAATCTTGGAGTTCCAACTACCACTATCTATATTGTATCCTATTTCATCTACAAGTGAATCTATAATGTCTCCATTAAAATCTCTTAAGATGGTTGGGGTTATGGCCTGTGTGTTGTTATTTGGGAAGGATGAATTATTACCACTTCTTAATTGACCCTTTGTTAATTCACTCATATCGTTATTATTATTTTATACTCGTTTGCCTACATCAAAACCTTCGGAGAATCCAAAAGAGAATCCACCTCTAACTACTGATGGTGATTGTGTTCTACCTATACCTTGTTGTTGTAAAAATCCATCACAACAACTAACGTCGTATGTATTCTCATCTAGACAAAGACAACCACGACGTGAGTTTACAGGAGATGAATGAGACTTTGTAGGTCCTATATAAATCCCACTACTCCGAGCCGTTCTTAGTTTTCTTGAGTATGACATATTGTTTTAGATATATAACAAACCTATTTGTTTTTATATTTAGAGAGCATCTGTTTATGTAGCAGTTGTTCTAATTGTGCTTTATCTTGTGTATATGCAAGGTAAAGTAAACATTCTTCTAAACCTCGTTCAAGTACTTCATCAAACTTCGTTATATCTTTGTTTGCAAGTTGGACAATGCTTGTATAGCCTCTCCACTTTCTGCTAAAATTTTGTTCATGCTGTCCGGAATCTCCCCCGTTGCTTTCAAAGAGCTCTGGATACCTTGGAGTAAGTCCTTGTAGATACGAGTGAAGAAAAAAAAACAACCAAAATGAAAGTCCATTGTAACATCTAACCATTTATCTTCTTCCCATGGTTCAGCTCCTTTGTATTTCTCTATCTCATATAGTACTCCTGCTACTGTATTTGTAATAGGTCTAAATAAGATATTACATACTTGAGGCCAATTCTTATCTAAAGTAATTTCATCAAACTTAGTTATATCTAAATAAGCACCGTATGGCATCTCTGCTAAGTTAGGTTCGAATCCATACTTAATACCATCGATTGTTTTAAACCTTTGTAACTCATAATCAGTCTTACTCATTAACTTGTTTAAATCTTCTCTAATAGCTGATAGTGTAGTTGAATCTAAAGTAGATATAAGTTGAGGTGTTAACCCACATAGGTTATATATTAAGAACGCATCTTGTGCATCCTCTTCACCTTCATAGTTACTTAAATCCTTTTGTACTTTTAAATACTGTCTTAATGTTATTGCTGAATAATCATTAGGTACTTTTATTTCTACTGCCTTTTTCATATCTCTATTATATTGTTTAATTCTTTATCTAATTCTTTAATTGATAAGTTCTGATGACCTACTAATGATTTAAGTTTAAGTATATCTGCTCTTTGTTTTTGTAACTGAGCATCTCTTAACTTTACTTCAGCTTGTACATCTGTTATCTTTCCTTTTAAACTCTCTATAAACTGAGCTAAGGATACTATATCGTTATATAACCTACCTCTATCATAAGAAGCAAATGGTTCTGGTATTATCTGTGCCATTATTTTTGTTTAATTCTTAAATGTCTTGCTTGTTCACTCATTACTCTATATCTTCTTAAGGCCGCTTCATCTTTACCAAACTTATATAAGGTAAGGTTAGCTTCCATCTCTTCTTCTAATGCTATTATTTCTGCTTTGTACTTCATGTTAATTAAATTTTAAATGATATTTTCCTTTGTTCTGCATTCTAACAGATAACCTACTCATTGCTAAGTATCTAAGTGCATCGATACAATGGTCGTTGAACCCTTGTGGTTTATCTAATACAGTTCCGTTCTTATCTGTTGCATACTCATAACCATAGAGTTCATCTATTAGGTGAGTACTCTTCTTATCTACTACTAATCCAAAGTTATTAAGAACTGAGATACCAAACTTAATTGAATCAGGTCCTTTCTTAACTCCTTTAGCATTAAATCCACTTCTGTGAATCTCTTCTATTAGTCTTGGTTCTGCACTATCACACCATATCTCATCTGTTTTACCAACGTTAAGTGATTCTAACTTACGTACTATATCTTGTGTAGTTAAACCTCTCTCATACATTAGTTCTCTTATATACAACATATCATGATGTTTGTGAACAGCTATTAAAGTCGTTGGATCTTGTGAGAACCCAAAGTCCATTCCAAATCCAATTAGCTCATGTGTTGGCATATCTTCTAATATTTGGAAGTTACCAAACACTGCCTTTTCATTAGGAGCATATTCACCTAATCCATATATCTTATAGTACTTAGGATTCTTAAGTTCTAAATCTTGTATTCCTTTAACCATCTCTTCTGGCAAGTATGGGTTGTCCTTATACGTTGTATTGTACGTTTGAACATCATCCATATTTCTTAACCAATGGTAAGGACTTATAGTTGGGTTGTAAGCTAATATAATCTCACCACTTGTACGAATAGATAATTGAAAGTAAGCTTCTTCGTGTTGTTCGGAGGCTTCATCTATAAATAGAATATCTGATTTAACACCTCTTAATTTCTCTGCATCATCTGTATTAACAAAACTAAGTAAAGAGCCGTTAGAGAACTCGTATACCCTATCAGAGATGTTATATGACTCGTTACTCCATATAGTTAAGTTAGTTAGTATCTCTTTAAAGTCTTTTATCAAAGTTCTTTTAAGTGAGGGTACTGTTCTTCTTACTACTGTTATGTTTTGTGGTTCTTGTAATGCCTTAACTATTAGATACTGTAAGATAGCATACGTCTTACCTGAACGAGTACCACCTACATGGTGTGTAATCCTTTTAGATGAAGATAGTAAATTATCAAACGTTACTGTTGTATCTATTGTAAGTTCCATGATAGACGTTTAGCTGTTTTGTTATGTAAGTTAGTTTGTTCTGTAATGGAGTCTTTTAATGATGTAGTACTCCAACCATGTGCTCTACTTGCATAGATTACTTTAGGAGGAAACGAAACATCATCACCTGTAAATCTTTTACCGATATAATCATCACCTAAGATTCTGATATCAGGCTTAAACATTATAATGAGTTCTCTGAGTTCTTCTTCTGTTTGATATACAAATACCTCATCAACGTACTGAATAGCCATTAGAGTTCTATAACGTTCGTATACGGGTATTACAGGCTTCATTTTAGATTTCCTATCTAACGATGGGTCATCTTGAAGAAATACTATGAAGTGATTACAATGTTTCTTTGCATCTTCAAATGTATATATGTAACCAGGATGTATTATATCAAAGTTACCTGCTGTAAAACCTACTATCTTTTTATCCATTTACTTCTTCTTCTTTAGAACCTGATTTGTTTATGTTAACTGTTATCTGATGTATTCTTTGTTCTATCTCTCCTTTTAGCTCTACCCTTGATTGTTTAGGTAAGTGAAATTCTAATAGTTTTAAGGCAATATCAATAGCTCCTTTAGGGTCTTTCTCTTTCATTTCCTTTAACAGAGTAGGTAAATCATCCAACACCGAATTAGTTGCTCTGGCGATTGACAACTTCATCATTTCAGTTGAACGATTTACTGTTCCCTTAGGTCTTCCTAATCCTAATGTGTTTCCTGGTTTAAATGGCATCTATGTTTATCTATGTTAATTATACATATATAACAATCCAAATCTATATAGTTTTATATATTTATATATTATAGAGTTTCCTTGTAGACAGAACTCTTTTTAGTATGTGTAACATAATCTCTTTTCATTCTCTCATATTCAGGAAGAGTTTCCCATACGAACTTCTGATAAGGTGAATTAGGTTTACATATAATATCCATTAGTTTAGATACATACTGTCTATACTGTATGTTATGTTTCTCTGTAGCTTTTACATTCCTGATTGTATCACCATTACCAATGAACATATCCTTATCGTACTTTTCTTTTAGTTTTTCTTTTTGTAGCAGATACTCTTGGTAGTGCTCATTATCGAAATCACTTTCTATTGTTTTCTTACTCATAACC